TCCACCTGTCTCTTGCATACGACTCCACACGCTGGACGAACCGACTGGCCTTTGACATTGCGCTCAGACTTGAGGGCAGTGGTGAAGAGGTCGATGAAATTTTGGAGCGGCACAGCATCCAAGCGCAAGACTTGTTGTCATTCAATAAGGACCCGATCTTTCTCAAGAAGGTGGAAGGCTATCGGGACGAGATTCGTGACAAGGGCATTCTCTTCAAGACCAAGGCGCGGCTGCAGGCTGAAGAACTTCTCACAACTTCTTGGTTATTGATTCACAATCCTGACGTAAGCGCAGCGGTCAAAGCGGACCTCATCAAGTCCACGGTCAAGTGGGCTGGGTTGGAGCCGAAGAACGAGCCAGTGGATTCCGGCGCGGCTGGCGGCGTGCGCATAATGATAAATCTCGGGGGTCAGGAGCTTGGAAGTGCAAGGCTTATCGACGTTGATGCGTCAACTCCTGCAGACTCTGAGATTGAGGCCGAAGCCAGCGACGTTTGACTTCACAAGTCTAAGCGAAGCGACTCTGATGGAAAAGTTGTTGACAATCCAGAACCTGTCCTATCAGACTAAGATACTCAAAACCAAGCGCGCAGGCGTGATCTATCGGATCACTGTGCTGGATCAGACCCATGGCTCTTGATATTGACTACACACCGCCGCCTACTGGTGTTAAGTTTATGAAGTCGGACGCCAAGATGCGCGTCCTGTTAGGTCCAGTTGGTAGTGGTAAATCGGTCACATGCAGCTTTGAGGTAATCAGGCGTGCGAGCGCGCAGGAGCCGAATAGCCAAGGAGTGCGCAAGACCCGCTTCGCTGTGGTGCGCGAGACGGCGAGGCAGCTTCAGGACACGACGATCAAGACGTTTCTGGATTGGTTCCCACCCGGAGTCTGTGGCGACTATATGCGGACGACCAAGACGTATTTCTTCAGGGTGGGCGATGTCGAGAGCGAAATTATGTTTCGTGCGCTTGATGATGCGGACGACGTGGCTAACCTCAATTCTCTTGAGCTTACTGGCGCATGGTTTAATGAGTGCCGCGATATCCATCCAGATATTGTCGATGCGATGTCTAAACGTATTGGACGTTTTCCTTCCGCCAAGGACGGCGGCCCGACGTGGTTTGGCATGTGGGGAGACACCAACCCCCCGACCATGGACACATGGTGGTACTACCAACTCGAACACCTCAGCCCCTCAGATGGGGTTAGCTTCAACGATAACGGATGGGATGTCTTCAAACAGCCGTCAGGACGAAGCCCCTACGCCGAGAACATCGAGAACCTGCCAGATGGATACTACGACGTTCAGGGAAGGTCTGATGAGTATATCCGAGTGTACATCGACGGAGAGTACGGACTTTCCAGTGCAGGTCTTCCTGTTTACAAATATTTCCGGCCAGACTATCATATGGCCACTTCTAAACTGCGACACGTTACCAACGGAGTCCGTCCGGTCATTGTTGGGATGGACCTTGGACTCACACCTGCCGCCGTCATTGGACAGCAAGACCCGCGCGGGCGCGCACTGATTTTAGCGGAAGCGGTCAGTTTTGATATGGGCGTCCAACGCTTCGTCCGCACGGTGCTTAAGCCATTGCTTTATGAGCAGTTCTCCGGCGCTCCCGTTATGGTGGTGGTCGATCCGGCAGGTACGCAGAGGGCGCAGACTGACGAGCGCAGCGCTGTGGACATCATCAAGGCCGAGGGACTCAAGGTCATTCCGGCGAGGACCAACTCAGTGGCGGCGCGCGTTAACGCGGTCGATGACTATCTCATGCGGCAGGTCGATGGAGACCCTGCCTTTCTGGTTGACCCACGCTGCACACGGCTCAAGGCTGCTATGATGGGTGGGTATCGCTACAAGCCCAAGGGAGATGGAGTCATTGATAAGAACTCTCACTCCCATGTGGCTGAGGCGCTTCAGTATCTGATGCTCCACATCGCCCAAGTCGCTGATGGCGGTACGGTTTTGGCGCGTCGGGAGATCAAGCATATTTCCGCTGTAGGGTGGACATGAATCTATCCACATGGTAAACAGACTGCGGAAGACCTCCCACGGCTTTCCATTGCCTCTAGACTCAACCCCGACAGTGTTCTCCCTTCGCTGTCGGGGTTTTTTCCTTGCTTGCACAATCGGTTGACATAGGCTAGAGTCGTTGCGAGCCGATCTCTAGAGGTGCCTCATGGCTGATATTTCTCCGGTTAAGTCCATTGTGGACGGAGTTCCCCGTCTGACATGGTCCGGTGTGTCTACGTCAACGGACACCCCGCTCAAGTTCGCCATTACGGATCAGTGGGGTCTTGCGGGCGTTGTGCAGGCTGTTGGCACCTTTGGTGGCGCGTCTGTTGCGTTGCAGATGAGTAACGACGGGACGAACTGGGCTACTATCAAAGACCTACAGGGTAGTTCCATAGCGCTTACTTCGGCAACAGCTATGTCTGAGTTTACCTGTTCAGCGGCCTATATTAAGCCTACTGTCAGTGACGGCACTGGCGATGATCTCGATATCATTGTCGTTCTACGTGGCTTGTACTGATGAGCGTATATCGCGCCTTTTTGATGCTGATTAGACGACGGCGGCAGAGCGCTCTAGCGCCAGCCCCTCCAGCCGAAGGTGCGGTGTTACTTGAAGATGGTCTGTCCTATCTACTGCTGGAGACGGGCGACAAGATTCTTTTGGAGCCTTGATAGATGGCTGATACAAAAATCTCCAATCTTACCGCGCTGGCTGGTGCGGACGTAGCGGCAGACGATCCACTCGCTATTGTAGATACTTCGCTCACAACGACCAAAAAGATTAACGCGAGTGAGTTGAAAACGTATATGTCGGCTAGTCCGACGCTTGTTACGCCGACTCTCGGTGTGGCTACGGCTACGTCGATTAATAAAGTCGCTATTACTGCTCCGGCCTCCAGTGCAACGCTTACGATAGCTAACGGCAAAACGCTGACGGCCAGCAATACGCTGACGTTTACTGGCACGGATGGGAGTAGCGTTGCGTTTGGGACAGGCGGTACGGTCCTTTATAGCGGCGAGGCGCTTGGCACTCCGTCTAGCGGCACGCTATCTTCGTGCAGTGGGCTATCGCTCACGACCGGTGTTACTGGCGTTCTTCCGATTGCAAAAGGTGGAACAAATACAAGCACGGCTCCCGGCACCGGAGAGTTTATATATTTTAGCGGTTCTGCGTATACTTCTGACGCTGACTTAATAAGAACCGCTAATGGGTATAATGCTAACGCCGGTAAGGGGTATTATACCGAAGCTGATGCTGCAGGATATTACGCAGTAAGATCATTTGCATATGCTGACTCGACCAATGCGGTCTTTTTTGGCGTTACTAAATCTAGAGGTTCCAAAGCATCAAAATCGGCTATAGTCGCCGGTGATGACATTCTCGGATTTAGAATGTTCGCTTATGACGGAACTTCTGAGCTTGAAGTTGCGCAGCTTATATTTGACACGGGACCCGGAGCCGTTAGTACGGGTAGCATACAGGGCGATATTGTATTCAGAATACGCGATGGAGCTAGTGCTATTACAGAGGTTGGCCGTTGGGATGCCCCCGGCAATCTTCTGATTAATGGCACTACGTCCCCGACTAGCTCAGTTGGCGCTTTAGCTGTATTTACCGGAACTGCCCCGACTGCGACTGCGGCGGATAGCGTCTCCTTCTACTCATCTGATCGTACTGCCGGGAACACCATACCTTCCTTCTACTGTGAAGGTTCTGGAGTTACAAATGCCGGAATAACCAATACGACTGTAACAACTAAGATAGCTGTTCGTGTGAACGGGACGATTTATTATCTCCTTGCAACAACGAACGCAACGTAAGGATTAGGGCTATGACGCCTTATGAATGGGCTTTCACTTGTCTCCATAGGCACTCGGTCGGAGAAGTAGACGACGTTGTTAACGCCATTGATTGGCGCGTGATTTCTACGGATGAGTCCGCACCAGTTAGTGTATATGGCCGCACCTACGTACAGTATGACGCGTCTAGTCAGTTTGTAGACTTCGCTAATCTTACAGAAGCCCAAGTCATAGAGTGGATTCACACGACTCTTGGGGATGAGGAGTTCAACGCCATTTTTAGAAATCTAGATGCAAAAGCGCAGCAATATAAAGCTAGAGCCGCAGCAACTATGGCAACTCCTTGGTGATGGTGAAATAGCATATGGATAATCCAGAGATTAGTATTACTCTTAAGGCTAATGAGTGGAATGTCGTTTTACACGCGCTGTCGAAAAGACCCTATGATGAGGTAGTTAGTCTAATATCTGACATTAAGTCACAGGGTGAAGCTCAGATAAAGCACGAGACAGAGCCTAAATAGCTCTTGGTAAGAGAAGGTATTAAGATGGCCGGTTTGGCGCTTCTCCGGGTAGTCAATAATGAACAGCTTAATCGGG